TGTTGTCCACTTGTGCCTCACTTTCCGTAGTTGGTTGGATTGTTGCATCCGCTTCGCCTTCGCTAGCGGCAACTTTAGTTACTTGTGCTTCTGTAAATGCTGGTGACTCGACAAGGCTTACTTCTTTTAATTGCGCCTTAGTTACATAAATATAATCTTTTTTCTGTGATGATTTAATTACATCTACACCTACAGATAGGCCATCTATTAACTGCTCACTTGCAAGCATTAACGCATCTGATCCTTGCATGCTTGCGCTAATTTTAAAGCTAGCATAGATACCATCTTGTTCTTCATTAAACTTCTGCATACGGCCAATAGGCTTATCGTTGCGGTGTTGCATAAGCATTTTGATCTTGCCTGGGTCGCCTACATCTATTGACCCTTTAGCAAAGACTACTTTGCCAACACTAGTATTACCAGGTGTTTCAAACGGCACAATTTTGCCTGCAATAACTCTGCGCTCACTGTCTGCGCTTTCTATTTGACTACTAAATGTAAGAATCAATTTGAATCCGCCCATGTTAGAACTGCAAAGGTAAATGAAGGAGTAGTGCCACCGATTGTGCCAACTACTCTTAATTGATCGGTAAATGCAGTAGTTAGTCTGATTACTTCTCGTGTAACGCCTGTTGCTTGTGTAAATGTAGCAATAGTATTCCAGTTTGTGCCATCTACTGTGTCTTGTACTACCACATCTAATGTAGGTAAAGTGCCGCTAGCTGCTGTAACGTTTAATTGCATTACTAATAATCTTGCTGCAGATAGGCCTTTAACGGCTGTGCCCGTAACTGTTTCAGTGCGAGCAGCTGACGCTAGTAGCGTTACCGTGCTTGCAGGTATGTTGGCCTGTTGTATATCACTCATTCATTTTCTCCTTTAGCGCTGTTAATGTAGGTAGTATCGCGATTTTCACTACCTTTAGGTGTTAGATCTTCCATTTCTTTTGCATCATCTAAATCAATAAGTCCAAGGGCTAGCATTTTTTCTAGTGTTTCTAATCTTGCTTTATCATCTGATCGTAAAAATGTTTCTGAGATATTAAACCGCACAGTGTGACCAGCAGCTGTAATATCATTCATGCTAAGACGATCTTCTATAGCACAGATATATGGTTGTAGTGAATAAGCTACAAATTCTTTACGGCCATCAATTATATTCTGGTAAGTCATGCTGTTATTCATATCTGCACTTATGTAATATGCAGGTACATTCATAGCACGTGCAATTTGTGTCGCTAGATATTGTGATGCTTCGTTATACATCATATCTTTAGGACTAAAGCCAACAGTCTCATAAGATAATGTGCTAGTTAGGTATGCAGTAGATCTTGATTGACGTGCTGCCTTCCAAGCTGCTAATAATCCTTGTACTTGTGATTCTGGCATATCTGCACCAGTGTTTTTTAAGAATCCTGTTGCCATTGGTGTTTGTGCTGCTACAGCTGCAGCCTTTTCTAAATCTAATGCGCTTTGTATTGTGCGGCCTGCTGTTTGTAATACACCTTGTGTTAATCCTTGAAATGTAACTAGTGAACCAACGCCAACCATCGGTACTTTTTCATTATCGATTGTGTAGTACAAAACTTCTGTACCTAATGGGTTTAATTGTGCAACTACTCGTGTGTTGTTAATCCATTCAAAACGTGCTGGCCTTAAATCGTCTTTATATACTTCTGTAACACGCCAATATGCAACACCGTAAAATATAAGACTATCGACAGTCCACGAGATAGTGACGGATCGTGGCTGTCGAATATCTGGCTGCTCGCACCAGAGTGGCTTCGGTAATTCTGCGCCTGTAGATTTTTTGTACAGCTCTAATGGTAAATATCCTATAACACCTTTAATTAAATTAGCGCATCTATTAACAGCTGGTACTTGTGTTGCAAGTGTGCGGTCCATTGGACCTGCACCGAATGTATTATAACCAAAGCCAATAATGCTATCGCCCATAACGGCAGGGGCGTATTGCGCTTGTACGGTTTTATTATTATTAGTTATACCCAAAGCAGACAATAGACCCATATGTATACTTTATAGCATAAAACGTACTAATAGTGCAAATTAGACAAAGATTTGCGCGGTTTGTTGTGGGCGTGTCAACTGGCTTACTACCATAGCCAAAGATATTGCAGCTGTAACATCGCCAGCTGATTTTCTGCGTATTATGCGCCAGCCTGCATCATTAGTTTTAGCAGCACAGTTATTAAGGTGTTGTACTAGATCTGCCTGACCACTATGCACCATTCTGCCATTAGCCATAGCATCGGATAGATCCGAGCATGCCTGGTAAAACGCCTGGCCAGATACATCTTGCAAGCGCCATCCGCTTTGCTCTAATCGAGTGGCTATCGATTGCGTGGCGTACTTGTCAAAGCAGATAATGTATGGATGGTACTTACGTGCCCACTCGTTTATATCACTTGCCATCTTAACTTCATCTATTGCAATATCACTATGCCACAGTTGTGCAAGGCCGACTGCTATCTTGCCGTCTTTCATCTGACCCATGATTAACGCACCCGATCTCCTTGTCGGTGCAATATCAAAGGCCATTATAGTCATTGGCCCGACAGGGATCTCTAACGTACTGTCGCTGCATGCTTCTATACTTCCATAAACCCAAGGGCTAACTGCGCTATCTACCCACTGGCATAACATCTCTGTGCGTGTAGCATCTATAGTGTTTGTGTTTACAGATTCTTCTAGTGTCTGCTCTGTAATTAAATGCCCTAATGCTGGGTTAGCCATAGCCCACGCTTTGCGATCATGTATCTTGCAGTGCTGTGGTGCGCTATATTCGTAATAACCTAGATTCTCTGGCGGATAAGACTTGCAACGCTCTACTAAATCGTTCAATGTTGTACTAAACCCATCACCAGCATTACTTGTCATTAAAGTCATGCTGTTAGGCCTTGCTCTAGTTACTGGTAATGCAGCTGTGTAGGCTTCTGGTGTCCATTCACGTAACTCATCTATGTATAAGAAATCTGAAGTCTTACCACGTGGTGCATCTCTTGTAGCTGCTGCTATTTCATAACGTGCGCCATTATTTAAGCTAATAGATTCTTGACCGTTGGCTAAACGTATTGCTCTTACTTGATCTTTTAGAAATTGATTGTCTTCTATTGTGTAAGCAACCTGCCTAAATGTATCTAATGCCATATTACGATTAGAAGACATACCCAGCACGTTCTTAGATCCCCATAGGAAGAGATGCGACAGTATAAGCATACGTGCTAGGTGCGTCTTGCCGTTTTGACGGGCTACTAATACTAAAGCTGTTTTCTTACGCCACATACCAGCATCATCTACAGCTAGTAAATCATCTAAGACCCAGCGTTGCCAAGGTATAAGCGGCAAGCCAATTTTTACAGCTAGATCTGCTACTTCTTGTGATTTAGATAAACCTTTTAATAAAGGCGTGTGGATTCTAGGCTCAGTGCTGCCAATTAGCCCGACCCCTCGTGGCGTCTGTTTTATTTCCGTATCACTCTGCATCAAAGTTAAGCGTATCAGGTTTAATAAATGGTGAGTCTGGCACTGTTCGGATCGTCTCAGGGAGAGAAGAGTATGAAAAGACAGGGGGGGTCGCAGGCTTATTAAAAAAACGACCACCTTTGCTGCTATTACATGACTTGCATAGGACCTGTAAGTTATCGCTAGCCCACATATCACCACCCTGCACACGAGGTATGATGTGATCTACGGTATCACCTGGCTTGTGGCACACACTGCATTGTCTACCGTCTCTGTCAAGGATGGTAAGCCTTAGCTTCTTCCATTTGCCTGTGCCTATTGCTTTCTTACTCAATACCAACCCTTAATCTTATGATGTGCTAATGCATTACAAGGATTAGAATAGCGTGCCTTTATGTACTTTAGTTGCCAATCTATCTGCTTATATCCATCTACTCTTGCTAAGTATTTAGATCTACCTTGTGGTATACCGTAATGACTACCATTCTTAGCATTAGGATTCCATCTAGATTCTTTGTAGTTTAACTCATCTAAGCAGTAGAACTGATCTATATCATTAAGCTGTATAAATGCCCATTGACGGTAATGATTTGTTTTATCTTGTGCAACGGAATAATCTTTTGAAAAGCAACTGATAAATGCAATTAGCATAAAGGTCGCCCAAACTCTGCGCCTTCCGAGTCTTGCCGTTGGCGACTCAGCTTTTCGATTTAAGATCGAACGCTTCTTTAGGGTAGCATGCGTTGTCAAGTTAAGCAAGGATTTCGACCAATGTGCAAATTTTAAAATCATCAAGGTCCATCCAAGTCTCATCGTAACCACCATCACTCATGGCTTACTGCCCCACCCATTACCCTTAAATACAATACTTGGTGCTGAGTAAATGCGATTCATAATTGTCATGCATTTAGGACATTCCATAATAGGCAGATTATCTAAGTAAGAGCTGCTAGTAGATCCATATGTGCCACATTCTGCACAGCTGTATTCATAGGTAGGCATTACTTAGCCCCTATCAATGCACAAGTGTGGCAACCACTACCTAGGAATTGCCAGCCACCACACTGCTTGCATCTATCTAAGTTACTGTCTGGTATATGTAAAGCCTCAGCTATATTCTTAACACCAACGCAGCCACAGTCCATACATTGATAAGCCTTAAATCCTTCAGGCGTATCTAACTGCTCAAGCCATAAAAACTCGGTCTTGCGATCACAGCCATTACACTTAAACTTTGTGTACATGTGATAAAATCCCCTTTCTTATTGTCTGCAGTGGCACTGAGAACAAACCAAATACTGTCCATCATGTAATAACCTGTCATCATTACACGATACACATATATCGGCACTAAGGTTTAGGCTTTCGTTATCATTTTCCATGCGTAATGTAAAGCCTGAACCATTCCTAATCTCAATAAAACCCACTATTCCTCCTTTCCTTGTGGGAAAAACCAAGCGCCAGTAGAATCTTGCTTGGCCCAAATTGCATGCTCTTTAATACGATCTAAACATAAATAACCGTAATAAGGCTTGCCATTAGTTTTGCTAACACCAGTAACTAAGTTATTACCTTTAGCACAGCATGCTGGTGGTGCTTTGGGTGGCGTCACCGTTGCAGCTTTAACCCAATCCTCATTACTAATAGGCAAAGGATCTGTGCGATCTACTGACCAAGTTTCTGCCTTGACCACTTTAGTCATTTCTTCTCTGCTAGCACGTTTCCCTTTAGCTGCATAACCCGCATTTGCAAGCGCTCTACCAATCGCGCTAGTCTCACAATTCTCAAGTGCAGAAGTTGAATTGACACCACGATCACTAACGTTCTCGCTAGCGAGACCAGTCGCATACGCTTTAGCGTCGGCTTCCGTTCTAAATAATTCAGCACTAACAATGTATCTAGTGTCTGAGGCCTGCTCGATTTTTGTTGCCACTCTTCCATCTGGATAATCCTTCCACCATTTTTCTAGTCGACTTTCAACTGTTTCATAATCTGCCAGGTTAAATGCCATTATCTACTCCGAAATCATTCTCGTATTGGTCGTGCAGTTCTTGGTATATGACTGCGTAACCGATGATGTCTTTAACACTATCTTTGTGATTTGGAGTTTCTGAGAGCCTTGACACTTTGACAAGCAGTTGCATGAGACTGACTTGCATCGGCGATATGTAACTTCCATAGTAAGCAGACCACAATTCGCTGATCCGCTCGTGATTGCTTCGACTGCTTCCGTAAACAGACCCTCTTGCGGATAAGATTGCTGCGCATTCATCTAAGAGCTCAGTTCTGCTTGTCATAATCAAACACTGACTCATATTTTAGTTTACGAACTTTTTCATAATGTTCATTAGCTGCTCGCCAACCAGCTGATCTGCCTGACCAATACCCACGATTAAAGGCTTGATTCATTATTTTTGTTATTACGTACCAACCAATTAAATAACCCAGGATGCTATAAAGCACTAGCCAGGGTGCTGTTGTCTCTATCATGTAGCCCTACTTTCCATACCACAATTTGTGGCATAGCAATAGTGTGACATGTGTGTATGACTTTGTGGATTATTTAGGGCGTAGTTTGTATAACGATTAGGTAACGATGTTACCCGTAATACCGCCCTAGAGCTGTAAATGAGCCATCCTTATTGATCGGCACTAACGTGGGTGTTAGCGTCTTTCCTACGGCTTCTAGTATAGCAATACCCATCTGCCAATTCGCGCTTCCATAGCGTATATAAGAGGCTTTTTTTCTATCCATTAGATTACCTACCTCAACCCCATATAAGGGTCTGTAATGGCTTCCTATGGCTTCTGTATAGGCACTCATGCCTAGTCTATGGCTATGTCCTGCTATGACCGATTTGCCCCATTTTTTAGCAAGGTTAAGGGCTGTAATACCTGCGTGCTGGCTCATGCTGCCCTCATCGCCATGTGCTAATACCCATCCATGGTGAAACTCATAAGCTGTGCGGTGGTAATCAATGCCCATAGATGCAAAGTCCATAAACTTAGGATATTGCAGCTCTGGTAAACCAATAAGGCCAGGTGCTTTTAATAAAGTATTATAAAGGCGATCAGTATGATTACTACGGATAACACTAGCCTTTTTGCTGTACTCGGTAAGATCCCATAAAATATCTTGACAAGCTGCACGATCTTCATTAAGAGTCTGACTGTAAGCAAGAGGTGTGCCCTCACTCCATTTAGAAATTGTCTGAAAATCAATTTCATCCCCAACCACCAAAACCTCATCAAACTTTTCACGTCTTGCAAGTTTAATGACGTTTTTGACTGCCTGCTCATGATGGTATGGAATTTGTAAATCTGATATTACTAGCCAACGCTTAATCTTCAGGCTCTTCTGTAGGATCTATACTAGGTATGATGCCGCCATCACCAATAACCCAGTCTGGCATAGTCGCTCTATCTGATACAAAATACAGGCTACAACTCTCGCTAAAGCCAGCCTTACGTGCAGCCTTGTAGATCTCATTCATAGCAATATAATGCTGATCTAATTTAGATAATGGCTCAGGTGATTTACGCACCACGCGCTTATTTATCTTCTTACGTTTACGCCTTGTATCAGCCATAGGATTATTGTCGCTTAACTATTAGAGAATATAGATCATCAACACGCTGCTCTAATCTAGTAAGTTGATCTTTCATACTAGATCCGCTATTAGGTTTAAGTTCTTGTAAATAAGATTTAATAACCCAGCGCAGAGCCACTAATAAACTTGTACATACGGCGCATACGCCAACGGCTAATGCTACCCACTCGCCAGGTGTCATGCTTCATCTGCACCGAGGCCATAAGCATCATCGGATTTATCTAAAGCCCTAGCTGCTGGGCCTGCAAGTGCGGCCACTACTACTGATATAACTGGATCTAATCCTAACTCATTACTTGCTAAGAATGTTAAGAATGATACAAGCACACCCCTAAAGTATGACTTAAGTATTGCCTTCTGCTTATTGCTTATTTTCATATGTTACCCCCTAGTAGTGGTATATCAAACGGCTTGCTATCTTTATCGCCTAACTTTGTAAAGCTAATATGCATGTGCTTTGTGTGCTTATTAAAACCTTTGTACTTACGCCACTTAAAATTAAGTATCCTGCTAGCGATCATGCCATTATGGATTACGTAAGATATGCGCTTATCGGTCTTTGCACACTTTCTGATCTGGTCAGCCAGATATATTGAGATCCCTTCGGATGAACCCAAGCGAGAATCAACATCAATGGCTCGTACACACCCAGTTGCATCTGGATTATGATCCGATTTTGTGGCGGAATGACGAGCATCACCCACCCACCCATCACTGGTAGAGCGACGATCTGGGTACCAGGTATCAATCTGATCTCTTAACTGTGTACCAGCTGCACAAAGCCAAGGCTTCATTTACTGGCTATAAACCTAGAGCGCGTAAATCATCGGTAGTTAAACCAAGTGCGGCAAGTTTGCCTTCGGCAGTTGCTTTGGCTTGCGCCTTTGCTTCGGCTTCGGCTTTACGCTGTGCCTGTAATTGTGCTGCCTCTTGCCTCATTTGTAAAACTTCTTCAATTTCTTCTTTAGTAAGTTCTACCGCAACACCATCTTCGGTTCTAAACATTTTCTCGGTCATTTTAAGCATCCGCCAATCCGTAGACTTTGTAATATCCAGTAATATTTCCAGTATTTGCTATTAAAGAAAAACCATCAAAACTTGTGGTGACGGGTTTACCCATACCAACTAATTGCTGATTATTATCCGATGAGTTAAAACTTGTTGAAGTAGCAAAGCCAGTTGTATTTTCAGTTGCAAAAGGATTAAACATTTCAATTCTAAAATTATTACCAGTGCTTGAACTATAAGTGCTTATTACTTCTGTCCAACTACTTGCATTCAAACTATTTCCACCAGTTAAATTAGCAGAAAAATTAGAAATACTACTTCTATCATAATCTGAGGTTGTATTATCTGTTCCTGATGCTCTCATTCTTATACCTACATTGACTTGTGTTGAATTAGTTGTAATTGAGCCCATAATAAGATAATTCGCATAGGTTGCTGAGAAACAATTATTTACGTTTACTGCTGATGAAGTAGTAAAAGTTGCGCCTGTGATGTATGTTAAACCGCTACCACCACCTGCTGGAGTTGCCCACTCTGGTGCAGTTGCCCCAGAATTAACTCGTAACACTTGATTAGCTGTGCCAATTCCAAGTCTAACTGGTGTAGATCCTGGTGATGAATAAATAATATCGCCTGTAGTTGTCATTGGATTAGTCATACCAGTGGTATCTACGTTAGCCCATGCACTGCCTGTGTAATATGTTGTTACATTTGTATCTTTAAGATAAGCAAATTGTCCTTCTTGTGGTGATGTAATTGCTGAATCTCTAGCTGCTGCACTTGCAAAGACTAAAATCCCCTGCATTAAATAGCCATTAGTATCGGCTGCAGTCAGCACCTCACCAGTTGTAAACGTCTTAAAACCTAATCCTGCTGCCATTTGTACTCCCTAGTAACTTAGGACATTATAGTCTAAAGTGCCATAAATCGTATCATTTAGGATAAATGCGTCTATGACTGGCTCTAATGTCGTGAACGTGGTTTTCCAACTATTTGGTGATATGTTCATACGCACACCAAAAATCTGTAATGTTTTCTCTAGGGTAGATCCGCCTGGCTGTGTAGTAATTACCTTGATCGGATCAAAGAAATCTAGGTCTAGGGCTGCAATAATGCCTGTGTTGTAATTGTTTGTGTATAGGTCAAGTACTATAGAATCTACTCGGATACTTGTCTCAGCTCTACTAGCCACATAAGCCTGTGCGTAATCTAGGGCTACTGCATCGGTCTGCATAAGTAGGTTGTCTAGAAAGTAGCTGTGTAGAAAATACTTGTCTATGCTGGCTTGGTTTAATGCTACCTGTGCTGTGCCACCTGACCTAGTAATAGTAGCTTTGTTAAATATAAGTACATCATTAAGGATCCAACTAGCATCAAAGTAATCTATACCTGTGCCATTATCTGCAAAAATTGTAGGTGTGCCGCCAATAGATCCTGCCGTAACAGATCGGTCTTGAAAAACAAAACTGCCAGACCCGTCAACGTACAAAGCACCGTATTCTGACGTGGCCACATTAGTAAGAGCTGCTAAGGCTGTGCGGTTAGTGCCTGGGTCTGCCTGCATAGTAGTAAGACCTGCATCTACATCACGCATAGTAGCAGGCCAGTCAATTTCATCTAATATCTTATTAACACGCGTGCCTGATAATTGTCCAGCAGTAGCATCTGTAACTGTGCTGATCTGTGCTACCTGCGCTAATCTAAATGCATCTACAGCTTGTATAGTAGTGATGGCTACATCTTCACCAGATTCATCTGGGTATGTAGTAACGTAGCTTGTAATAAAGCCTGAAAATATAGGATAAGTTACCGATGAGTAAGTTGCACTAATCTGGACTTTCTTCATAGGTGTTAATAAATTATAATACGGGCCAGTAACATTCTGCGGATTGAAGTCGCCATTTTGATCTACTATGCGTAAAGTGAGTGCGCCTGTCTGGAATTGATCAGATAGTGCAGTGCGGCCTCGGTTAGTTTCTATGCGGTTTACTTGACTAGATACATCTACCACTACAAAATCTGTGCCTGATAATACGTTTGTGTCTAATATGCCAGTATCTAAAATTAAAGCACCTGCAGTGCTAGGCCCAGTGCTAAAGTTAATTACAGCATTTATGACAGGTACGGTCATGCTATAAATCCAGCAGGTACTGTTGAGTAACCTGATCTAGTCGCCACCTGTATGCTTTCTGCTATAGCCTGACTTAACCTGTCGCCACCTGCATCTACAGTTATTTTAATATCCATAGGGCTTTGTGATGATGAACGTTGTGTGCCCATGCCAAAGCCACCTAAGAAATCGTTTATGCGTGAGTTTAATTCTTTAGTGTCAAGTATCGCAGCTTGCGATTGTGCTACTGTGTATTGCGCACCCGATGCGCCTGTAATCATTGGGCTTGTAGCTGCGGCTGTTGGTATTGTACCGCCTAATTTACTAATCATATCTGCAATTCTTTTATTCAAATCTTTAACAGATGCTAATGCATCATCAAAACTACCAACTTGACTTTTAATAAAATCATTTATTTTATCGGTCATAGTTCTAATTGATTCTAAAGCTATATTAAAATTCTTAGCAAATAATGCTGCTGCTGCTGCCGCATCTAATTCTGCTAATGCCTTAGCAGCCAGCGCCTCATCGTTTTTTTTAATAGCAATTAAAGCATCTAAACGCCTTTTTGTTTCTTCATCTGTTGCTTCATTTCTTGCTTTTTGTAAACCAATTAGCTCAACATCAAACTTCTCTTTGAGTTTATCTAGGGCTGTTTTTTTCTTCAATAAATCATATTCTTCTTTACGCTTACCATTAGTTAGTGCAATAATCTTTTCTTCGATTCTTCTGTTAAGAAGACGTGCCTTGGCTAATGTACTGTTTTCTTCTGGGCTTAATTTTCTTTGACTAGTTGCAGCACCATAAATACCCATAGCACCTACAGTGCCAAAAGCGGCTAAGAATGGAAGAGCGCCACCTGTAAGTACAGAACCTGCAGCACCTAGTAATAACAAAGCAGGTTTAAACGATGGACTACTTGTAACTGCGCTTAATTTGTCTATAAGTTTTGCCATTTGTATTATTGCATAAGCTATGTTATCGCCTAAATTTTCAAAATCATTAGCAAGCTCAGCCACAGAGTTGTCTTTACTTAAAATTTCTAAAGCGCCTACTAAACTTTTACCAATAGATTTAGCGGCTTCATCTGCGCTTTTTTTCAGCACATCCATCTTGCCTGCGTAAGTGTCTAATCTAGCTGCAGCCTGCCCTTTAAATCTTTCTTCAAGTGCAGCCATGATCTTATTCATGTCGCCTGTTTTAATTATGCTTGCGTCTATACCTGTGTTTAAATTATTTATTGCTTTAGTTTGTCCTCTAATACCTGCTGCTAAAGCATTAACTACTGTGTCTAAACTTTCGCCAGTACCAGCGCTTATATTTAAAGCAGCTTCTAAAGTCCTTTGAGATAAGCCAACTGATCTAGTTAAGTTTAAAAAAGTTTGGAATGGTTTACGTAGGTCGGTTAATATCGCATAAGTTTTTTCTAGACCTTGTATGTAATTTTCAACTTCAGCAACTCTAAACGCGTTGCCAGTATTTTCTAATTGTAATGCTAATGATTTAGCCGCTACTTCATCTGCCGCGAACGCTTTAACAGCACTCTTACTAAACGCCACTACAGCAGCAGCGCTAAAAGTAACACCAAAAGTTCGTCCTAAAGATTTTATCTGTTTATCAAATACCGATACGTCTGACTTTGCTTTTCTAAGGGCTCTGCCATTCCAGGTGGCTAAAGCCGAGACGACTACATTGGCCATTAGGCAGCCTTCGTAACTTCTGTAGCTTTATTAAAATCTATAACTTTAGTATTTATTGTGTTAACTATTTCTTGATAAATTGCAGGACTCTTCTTAGCCCAAGCCTTGTAAATTAAACGGCCTTTAGTCTTACGTGTGCCACTACGCATGCCTGGTAATTTAGGCTGAGATGTTAAAGTTTCTAATGAGGTTACAAATTGATAACCTGCGAATGGATTGTTTGAATTGTAAGAACGTGTGGACCTAGATCTAGTTTTACGTGTTTGTTCTTTTTCATAAGCAACTACTCCGCCACCTTCATTGATAGAAGTAAATGGCGCACGACCTTGTGGATTAACTCTACCTGCAGTCTCATAGATACGACCAGCTGCGCTTACGTTGTAGACATAGTTTTCTACTTGAAAACCATTCTTAAATTTTTTGTTTTGCCCTTCTTTGTAACCTATTCCGCCTTTAATCATAGCAGCTTCATATTTAGGGAATGGTCTGTATTTAATATCTGAAGATATAGGCTTAGACCAGCCAGATAACATCTCACTATTACCAGGCACATAACTTTTAGCTGTAGATTCAACATCACGCATTAAAGGTCCGAGAACAGTTTTAATTCGCTCATACATATCATCATCAAAAAACGATAAGCCCTTTAGGACATCTTCAACGCCTACGACCTTTGCTGGCATTTTTAATCTCCTTTGCGCGATCTGATAAGACTTGGACTATAGCCCTAAGCATTTCTGAGTCCATGTCTATAAACTCTTTAGGCGGTATTCCTAATTCACACGATAGGCTGGCTATGGCGTAAGTAATTGAATCCCGCGCTACTATTTTTTTTCTTCGTCTAATACCTCTACAGTATCTAAGCTGTCTATAAACTCAATACCAAATAAAGGTACTACCACGTTAGCCCTGCGTAAGCACTCCCACGCTAACCAATAAATATCGGTTTGTTTTTCATTTTCACGCAAGGCTTTACTAATTCCTGATCCGTACTTTAACTCGAAAGCGTACTCGACACCTGGCGTAATCTTGTGTTCAGATACTTCGCCATTAGCCCTTGTTATCTTTAGCTTTGCCATTATTACTCCTTAAGGTGTTGTATCTACTACGATAACACTTTGACATGTAAATGTAATGCTTTGTGTAGACATGTCGCCTACTGCGCCGTTTACATCTTGTGTGTTATTTACAAGCACTGTGGTTTGATATTCTGGGTTAGTAGTGGATACAGCAGCAGATGTCTGCTTAATTGTTAGTGGCACTGTTGTACCCCATGCTGCTTGCAAAGTTGCACGTACAGAACTTGCACCTGAAGCTGCGTTATCATTTAAAAAGTCAATAGTGATAGTGCTTGCTTCTAGACCTTTTACAAACTTGTGAGCTGAGTCGCCCATAGCTGTTACTTCTAGCTCGTCAAAACTACGGTTAATTGTTACGCCTGTTACTACAGCACTCAGATCAACTGAATTTAGTGTAACCACCGCACCATTAGATAAATAGATTGCCATTATTCTTGCCCTTCTTCATTCTTTACAGCAGCCTTTTTGACTACTGCTTCTGGTTTGTTGATCTGACCTATTTTGATCAGAAAGTTAGTCTCTTCTTCTGTTAAACCTTTGTAACTCATTTTAACTCCAACTCGTTAGGGTGTTTACTGTTATCTCAGATACAAGTAGATCACCACTGGCTGCGCTGATTATACTAGGTGCTGAGATGGCAGATATATTTATTATTAGACTTGATGCTGCTAGTTTTGTTACAACTGCCAATATGTAATCTTCCATGCCTTGAAGTCCGCCTTGATTATCTAAGGCTGGCTTAGTTATTAAAATCTTAAAGTTAGCCATAGGGCTTACAGTTATGTAGTCATTATTGCTCGGTGTGAGGTAAGGGTCACTAGGCGTAATTACCACGCTGTTTACGAGCAAATTACTGGGCGGAAAACTAAAGACTGACCACACGCCTGCATTAGTTAAGTCTGTTGCAAGTGTGCTGCGTAATGTGGTAATTGCTGCTGGCATTAGCCGACCAGTGAGTTAGGACTAGAATACGGTTGGATGAGACCACGCACTCTGTTAATCAGCTGATAACCCATCCGATATGGGCTTGCAGTGATCCCATCCATACCTACCCCACCAGTCTGGCTAACTTGACGTGCTTGCCAGATGTCTACAGCTACGATCATCGCAGCCTCTCTTATGGCAGGGGTCGCAGTGTAAGCCTGTGCTTTATGCTCTGGGCCAAGGGCTCGGCCGTATGGTTTAACAAAATGGAAGTTATCGTCTGCAGCTGTTTTTGCGTATTGAATAAAGCTGTAACCGTTAGGGTATGAACTAAGTGCGTATGTACTCCAAAACATTGTGCCGATTGAAGCGGGCACTGTAGTACCTGGAAATGATCCTGTTAATGTGTATGTGCCGTTATACGTTGCACCACAATTAGACACTGTTATTGATTGACCTGTAGTAAATATGCCAGGATTTGATAATACTAAAGTTGCTA